CTCTACTCCTAGTACTGGAAGTGCCATTACACTGTAGCCAATGCTAGGCCTTGACCATTATATTGGCTACGCAAAAGTCCATTTCTGACTGTTTGAACCAAGTCCTGTTCAGTAGTCACTGAGCCTTGAACTGTTAAATTAACTACAACTCCAGCACTAGATGGTGTACCTGCAGTTGCAGACATAACTCCTTGGGCTGCTCTCATTCTAAATCTTTCATCATAATCCATTGCTGATGCTGCTGCTTGAGATGCTGCTAGATCTGCTGCTTCCTTAGCCTTAAAGGCTGCTAATGATGAAGCCTGTCTTGCTGCTGCGTCTGCTGCTGCCCTGGCTGCTTCTGCTGCTCTTAGTTGTGCTGCTATAGATGCTGCACCTATTGCTCCAGATTCTCCTGCTGCTAATGCACTTGGATTGACACCTGCTGCTGCTTTCGCTGCAGCCTCCAGATCTCCTCTTGCCTTGGCTGCAGCGTATGCTGCTGCTGCTGCAGCACTTGCTGCTGCTGCTGAATCTGTTCTAGAGCCACCTAATGCAGGATCACCAGCCTTTGGAATTACTACTGGGTCTCCAGGTTTTGGACTTACCACTACTGGTGGAACATATCCAGGAACAACTCCAGTAACACCCTTAGCAAGTTTTGCTAGGTATTCATCAAGTTCGTTATTTGCTTTTCTCCACTTATTAAATGCTATATCTGCTGGATCAAATAGAGTACCTGAATATGTTGCAGGTGCTTTAACCTTATTTAAATAATCAAGAACTTCTCTATTGCTTACGCCCCATTGTCTAGCCAAAGCCCTGATATCTTCATCTGAGATATCTCCATCATTTTCAATCTTTAAAATAACATCTTTATATTTTTCTGCTTCTGCTTTACTTAGACCCCAACTAGACATTAATGTTTGTATGTCAGCGTCAGAAATCTTTCCATCATCTCTTAACTTTGCAATAAAGTCTAGATACATTCCTGCTTGTCTGGTGCTTATGCCCCAAGCCTGAGCAAGTACTTGAACCTCAGCATCTGAAACTTTGTTATCTTTAATAGCAAATACTGTATAGATGTATGTCTTTGCTGCTTCTACTGATAGTCCCCATTTTTTAGCAAGAAGAACAATTTCATTGTCAGATAACTTATCGTCTGCAATTGCAGCCAGAATGTCTGCATATTTTTGTGTAGACTTGTTTAATCCATCTTGAGCGATAATTTGATTTAATAAGTTATTAAGTTTCTTTAATGATGCTTCATTGTCTTTTTGTTTTAATAGTAATAAACGAGCAGCCTCTAAATCAATTGGATCCTTATTGTCTCTTGCAATAATTCCATTGGCTTTAATCTTTATTTGTGCTGCAATTCTTTCTTTTTCATAGGTAGAGGCAGCCTTACCTTTTTTCTTTAAAAGTTCAAGAGCAGCCTTTAGATCTTTTGATTCGCCCTTAGTTCTTGGATTAATACCAAGTTTAACAAGTTCTTTTCTAACAGCAACAAGTTTTACATATTCTGCTCGCTCTTCAGCCTTTTCCTTTGCTGCTTTGGCTGCATCAAATGCCTCATTGGCAGCATCTATTTCTGCTTGCTTTGATGCCTTATCTCTAATCCTTTGTAATGTTTTAGCATTTTCAATTTTTGCTTTATCGTAGGCTTGATCCATACTTGCAAATTTAGACGCTTTTTTACTTATTTCGTCCATCTTCTCTGATGTGCTTTTACTAGCCTTTTCCCAAGGAAACTTAGGGAACTTAATATCAAAAAGACCTTCTAATGCATTTCTTGCAATAATAACAAATGTACCTACAGATAAAATTGCTGCTCCAAAGTTTCCAACTATCTGGATGCCTTTATAAATTAAGTCTAAAATTTTCTTAAGAGGACCCTTTGTAAATATAAGTTGTCCTATAAATTTCTCAATAGATGCTTGAATACCACCAAAGCCACCTTTAAACTTTGAAAATACTTTAACAACATCATCACCAAAATTGCTAACAATTTTAAATGCTCTTCCTACAGCAAGGAAAGTAAAAGCAAGTTTAATTGCCCAATCAAACTCATCATAAAATGCTGCTAAGTCTGCAAATAGATCTATCAGACCAATAAAGAGTTTAAGGGCACCTGATAATGCCTTTTGTAGTTGATCTCCATTTGCTGCTATCCATTCCTCAACTGCTGGAATAACATCGCTTACAAGGTACTCTGCAAACAGTTTAACGATTGGTAAAAGTTCTGTTCCTAGTGTTTCAAGAATTTCTCCATAGGCCAAAGATAGTTTCTTTAATGGGTCAAGGTCTGCAAGTTTTTCTGCAGTTCCTCCATAAGTAAGTCCAAGAATAGCAAATACTTCTTCAGCCTTTGTTGTTTTACCAATAAGTGCAGCAATTTCTGGATTTAATCTTTTTAATATTCCAACATTGCCTTGCTGTGCTTTAGTAATTCCATCTGTGACTTTTCCTAAATCTAATCCTTTTGCTGCTGCAACATCAATGGCAATTCCTTGTAATCTTTGCGCTTCGCTCAAATCTCCTGTAGCAATATAAAGTTGTGCAAGACTTGGCCTTAATTCGTCGTCTGCTACATGCACAAGGAACATAGTTTTCTTTATATATGCTTCTGCTGCTTTAATTGCCTCTTCTGTTGCACCATTAGTATTCCTCATTGCGTCAGCAAGAATTAATTGAGTCTTTGAGTCTTCAATCGTTGCTTCTACTGCATCTTTACCAATTTTAACTGCTAGAGCAGCAGTTGCTACTATTGCTATTTTAAAAGATTTCTGTGCTTTTTTACCAAAGGCCTCAAACTTTTTAGTAAGTCTGGCTATGTCCTTTTGTGCAGCCTTAGAGCCTTTATCTGAATATTGAGTGGCAATTCTGGCAATGACTGCTGCTGTTGACATGCTAAACCTTCTTCCTATTCAAATTTACTCTTAATGTTGCTTTTGCTTTTTCTAAAGCCTCAAAGATATTTTTTTCAATTCTATCCTTGTTCTTGTCTACTGATTTCCAGATTAAACGAGATGCTTTATCATCTTTCCCAGTTAAATTCTTATTAAAGGTACCTTTACCTTTATTCTTTCTTCCTGCTAATTCATAGATAACACCTGCTGCAGATCTGTTCTTTAATGCTCCTGCTGATGTTGTATAGTCTGCTCTTACTTTACCTTCCGCTTTTGTGGAAGAAATTCCTTGCCTAATAATGCTTTGATCCCAGGCAGGCCAGCCAGCACCACCACGAGAACGAGGATTGCGAGCAGGCTGAGTAGACCAACCACTAAGTGGTGGCTCAGGATTAACATAAGACTGTGCGTCTTGTTTAGCAGACTTAAGTTCACTATTTATAACTTTAGTAAATCTTTTTACTGCATCTTTGTCAAAATCCTGTAGTGCTTGTAGTGTCTCTTTAACACCAGTTAACACTATTGCTTTCTCACTCATTACCTGCTCGCATTCTTGTTTTTCTCCTTGAGATAAATAACTATTGCTTCAAGTACTCCATCAGGAGCATCCAAAAGGTCAAGTGGAGATAATCCCGTCTCCACAGAAATCATTGCTAACGAATAGGTTAGGCTGTCTCTGTGGATTCTAAATTTGGGTCTACAACTAACTCAACACTTTCTAAAGTGTCAAGGAAACCGTCGCCCCATGGCTTTACAACTTTTCCACCGTCTTTCAAGGCATTCCATGCCAAGAAGTAGATGTGTTCTAGTTTTTGATCTTCGCTAAGTAGTTTAGCAAAGCCTTTGCCGAATTTCTGTTCAAATGCAACTATTGATCTTGGTCTTAGAGAGTATGTACCCTCTACTCCATCACTAGTTTTTACTTTTATATGTAGTCCGTCCATTTTATGCCCCTTTTCAATTAGGTTGTTGTTTTTGTTATTTCGCCTGATATAGGCCAGGAAACACTTGCTGTTGATAATTCACCAACGGAGCCTGATAGAGGCTGCCATTCTGAAATCAACAAACTAAATGAGTACTGTGGATTTGATGTGCTTACTGCTGCACCAGTTGGTCTTATTTTACAATTAATAGCAGTTCCAATTAGTGGATAGATAACATTTTCTAAACCACCAGGATTTACTATTGTACTGCTAAAATCTTGGAGAAACTCAAAATTTGCTTGATTATCTCCAAGACCAGCAATCCTCGTTTTGTAAACATCGCCAAATTGTGTAGTCTCAATAATATCGTGAGTCGTTGAAAGAGAGATATTTGTGACATAAGAACTTATGTCGTAAAGATCACCCAATAAAACATACGCATTAGTTAAGACTATTTTAGCCATGATTAAGGAGTTGTATCCTTAACGATTGGGCCTGTGATTGACCATGTAACTGAAGCAGTTGCTAATTCGCCTACTGCACCATTTAGTGGTGTCCATTCTGAAATCAACGCATTAAATACATATTGAGGTGAGTCAACAGAGATTGCAGCATTTGTAGGCTGAACCTTAATCTGAGCAACTGTTCCTAATAGTGGGTAGATTGTTGCTTCTACTGCTCCTGCTGCGAAGTCCTGATGGAATTCAAATGTTACTGCGTTGTCAACAAGTCCTGCTTGTCTTGTCTTTGCTGCTGCTGGTACATTTCCTCCACCAAATGCAGTTGTCTCAACTACATCATAGGTTGAAGAAAGTGAAACTGATGAAATATAGTCACTGAGGTTTACTCCTGCTATTTCTACATCAACATTCGTTAATACTATTCTTGCCATGGTTGTTTATCTCCTTGTTCATTATCTAGATTAAAAACAGGAACTTCTTCTTCCTGCTGTGTTACTTGTGGTTCTTGTTTTACTGCTGGTGTTACTTTTACTGCATTTGCGGCTTTGATATGACCTGCTGCAAGAAGATGTTCAACACTTCCTCCTGCACTAAGTATATCATCTCTGGTAAGTTTATCATCTTTTACCTTACCGCAAACTTTTTTGTTTGAGATTACTGTATATTCCATTATTCTCCTTAGCCCCAAATTGTGAGGTTATAGCGATATGATAAGAAAGATTGATCTGCAGAGTTGTAAGTACCACTGTCTGCACTAATAACTCTAAGTGTATCAACAAGTCCACCCAATGTTCTATCTGACTCTAAAGCAGTTTTGATTGATCCATTACCACTTCCAGCCAGAAAATTGTCAAGTTTGTCTTGTCCAGTTCTTTCTGATATTCTTTGAACAATCACAAATACATCAACAGATGCTTGGTCTAAACCACGCATATTGTCAATATCAAATGTGAAATCTAGTTGTCCTACTACTGCACATGGTGGAACAATAACATCTGGAATCAAATCATAGACTCTTAAGTTTGTTATTGTCTGTAGGTTGGCTTTTAGTGCGTCTCTTACACCATTAATATTGGTTATTGCCATTAGAATGCCAATCCAAAGTTTCTACGGTATGTTTTTAGAAGCATCTCAACATCTGGATCTAGACGAGAGTTCAAACGAACTGTTCCTAGTTCTACAGATCCTGCAATACCAAATGGAGATTGCTTTCTAACAAATAATCTTGATGCCTGAATCTTGCAGGCTAATTCTACTTCGTAAGGTATTGCTTTGAAACCCCAGACTCCAGTTATTTTAACTGTCTGAGGAAAGAAGTAAGGAAAGACATATGTCTGAATTGCTAATAGTCTTGTTATTGGCATACCTACTTCTGGATTATTAACAGGC